AGAAGTATTACAGGGTAAACGTTCTTTACGAACATATAAACAGTATCCAATTGAGTTTCCAGCAAAAACTTTTTACAAATCAAAATGTTTTGCAATAAATGTGGACGATGATAAAGAATATGTTTTTAAATGGATGGGGAAAAATGGAATTCATAAATGGAACCTTACACCATCTTTTAAACTAATCTTTAAAAAAGATGTATCATCAAAGACAATAGTTGATCGGGTTATATCAGGAGAATATCGTGCATTAGCTTCTTCCTTTACATATGATAAAAAGAAAAAGGCATGGTTTTTAAACTTAACATTTGAAGGGACAATTGCTGATAAAAACTTGGATAAGAATACTGTCGTTGGTGTGGATTTAGGAATAGCCATTCCTGCTGTATGTGCTTTAAATAAAGGTTATGCCAGAGAATATATTGGAAGTGGAAAAGAGATTACAAAGTTTCGATTTCAAATGCAGAAAAGGAGGGAAACTTTATATAGGACTACTAAGGATGCAAGGAAAGATAAAGGATTAAAACGAAAACTCAAGGCGATTAACACCCTGAGTGATTATGAGAGTAGATGGGTAAAAGATAAAAATAATTTGTTTAGCAGAAAGGTGGTGGATTTTGCTACAAAGAATAATGCTGGAAGAATTAATTTAGAGTTTTTAGAAGGATTCAGTGACGAGCATAAAAGTAATATGGTTTTAGGAAGATGGACATACTATCAACTTGGTATGATGATTAAACAAAAAGCAGAGAAGGAAGGGATAGAAGTACAGTATATTGATCCTTATCACACATCGCAAACGTGCAGTGTGTGTGGAAATTATGAAAAAGGACAGAGGAAAACACAGGCAGAATTTGTTTGTGGGAATCCAGATTGTAAAAGCAATACACAGAAAAAGGAGGATGGTAAGACAGGTTTTAAAATGAATGCAGATTGGAACGCTGCTGTGAATATTGCAAAAAGCACAGCATATGTTAAAAGTGTATCAGAATGTGAATACACAAAATTAAAAAGAGCTAAGATAGCTTAATTAAAATTATGGGCTATTCCAAAAAGCCCTATGGTGAGGTGAAATGATGTTTATTGTAAATAAAAGTGGAATTTATATTGTATTTTTGATTATGATTATTCATTTTTCCTCACTAATAATTATCCTAAATAGCTACACTGAAAAGAGTTATATTGTCACTGTGTACCTATTGCTTAAAAAGGGGCAGTTATTGGAGGCATAAAATAAGATCTACTTGGTAAGGTATGTGTACCTATTGCTTAAAAAGGGGCAGTTATTGGAGGACTTACGTGTTTAGTATAAAAAGCTGGTAGTGTACCTATTGCTTAAAAAGGGGCAGTTATTGGAAAGAAAGGAGAAAACACTGAAAAAAGCGAGACTCAATGAAAACAGAATCCTTTTGAAGTTCAAAGGAAACGATTTCAAAAAGATTTTAGAAAAGATTAAAACTATTCCGGCACAAGATCGGAAGTTTATTGGAGCATCATCAGAGTGGGAGATAGTATGGGATGATGAATATGTGGAGATGCTACATAAACTTAACTTTGACCTGCATCCTGATGTGTATAATAAATGGAAGGGAACACAGGATATTAACTGGAGAAGAGTGAATCAAATAGCCATCCCAGAAGAATACGAAAAGGTAATGCGACCATTTCAGAAGAAAACTATGAAACTCATTAAGTATTTTAAATTTAGAGCCGGAGTAGGACTTCCGGTAGGCAGTGGTAAATCATTAATAGCAATGGCTGTAATAGATTGGAAAGAAAAGTTCCCTGTACTTATGGTGACTACTTCTTCCACAACCCACAATCTAAAACGTGAATATTTCAAATGGGTTAATAAAGATGATCGTATAAAAATTATAAAAAATACAAATGAACTCATTGATTATAAAGGAGCATACGATATTTTTATAATTAATTATGAGAAATTTAGCAGACAGATAGATTTTGTGGGAAAAAAGAAAGTGCCAACACCTTCTCAGAAATTGGTAGAGTTTAGGTCAAATAAATTTGAAATGATACTTACCGATGAGGCTCAGAAATACGCTAATGAAAATTCTAAAACCTATCATAGTATAAAATACTTATCTGAAGGAGTCCCTTACTTTCTAGCTCTTTCTGCTACGTTCATTAACAATAAAACTAAGGAAATATTCAATATGGCGAATATATTGAAACCAAAAGTCTTTCCAAATAGATATAGTTTTTTAAATAGATTTTGTGATCCTCAATGGAAGTTTCTTGGGAAAGGTAGAAAAATAAGGACATTTGATGGACTTAGTAATGCTGCTGAATTACATACTTTATTGAAAAATAATTTGTTGATACGTTTTAAACCAGAAGAAGTTATGCCAGATTTGCCTCCTGTGGTTCAAAGTATTGTCCCTGTGGATTTAGATAATTATGATGAGTATATAAAAATAGAGGAAGAGTTCTCTGAACATGCTAAAACAGATGAAGACAATACTGCTACAGGCTTGCAAAAAATGCAAGCATTAATGAAATGTTGCTACGAAAATAAGGCTTCTTCTTGTTTATCATTTACAGATGATTTATTAGATAATACTGATAAAATTGTTATATTCATTCACAATAAGGCTTTAATGGGTATAGTTATGGAACACTATGGAGATAGGGCTTTAAAGATAGACGGTTCTATTCCTATGGATGAAAGATTGAATTTAATTGACAAATTTATTGAAGACCCTAAGATAAATATCTTTGCTTTAAATCTCATAGCCGGAAAGGAAGGATTAGATGGACTCCATCTGATTTCAACCACTATGGTACTATACCAAGATCCTTTTACCTCTGGGGCATTGATTCAAGCCATAGGAAGACTCAATAGGATGAATAAGATAGGGATTACTAAAGTATATCATTTAGTAGGCAGAAATACAGTGGATGAAAAAGTATTAGAGATAATACAAGAAAAACAAGCTACTTCGGATGCTGTTATAGATGGTGAATTTGATGGGAAAGGGCAAGTTTCTAACATGTATAAAGAATTGATAAAGATGTATAAGGAGAAGAAATGAAAAAGAAATACCCTAAATATTTAAAGAAAGGAATGAAATTTAATAGACTTACTGTAATAGAAGTTGATGAGAGTAGTAAAATTAAAAATGGCAAAAGAATACTTCCTAGTGTGTGGAAATATATATGTAAGTGTGATTGTGGAAATACTACTTTAGCAAGCAAACATGGATTAATTAGCAATAATCCAAAATCCTGTGGGTGTATCAGAAAGGAAACTGTATCTAAAAGAAGTAAAAAAACTAATAGAATAGAAGAATGTGGTGATTATATTAAGGTATTTTTCTTTAATAAAGAAAATACATATACCATTATTAATAAAAATGATTATCCAATAATTAAAAATTATTGTTGGAGAGTACTTAAGACAGAATATGGTAATACTTTTTATGCTTGTGCATCCCTTAGAAGTACTTATAATTATGAGCATAAGAATATCCTAATGCATAGACTACTACTTTCTCCTATAGATGAGTATGTAGTAGACCATAAAGATGGCAATGGACTGAATAATAGGAGAAATAATATAAGAATTTGCACTCATTTACAAACTAGTATGAATAGGAAAAAAAACACAAATAATTCATCAGGAATAGCTGGTGTATTTTGGTCATCTACTTATAATAAATGGGAAGTTGGTATAACTATAGGACATAAACAAAGATTTTTAGGGCGATTTACAAACAAAGAAGATGCTATAAAAGCTCGTAAAGAAGGAGAAGAAAAGTATCGTGGTGAATATTCTTTTGACAATAGCAGAGGTGTAAATGAATAACAGATTAATACACGGAAATACACTGGAAATCATGGATGAATTAATTGAAGAAGGAATTAAGGTAGATGCAATTATCACAGATCTACCATATTCTGTTACAAATTTAGCATGGGACAAGATTATCCCTTTTGAACCAATGTGGGAACGATTCAACAAATTAAATAAACACAATGGAGCCATTGTTTTAACAGCACAGCAACCATTTACTTCTGCCCTTATTTCCTCTAATTATAAAATATTTAAATACTGCTATTATTGGGAGAAAGAGCGACTAACAAATATTGCTCAAGTTAAAAGAAGAGCTGGAAAAACGGTAGAAGAATGTTGCATCTTTTATAATAAACAACCAACGTATAATCCACAAATGATTAAGTATACTGGTGCTAAACGAAGTAATAAAGTCAAGAACGGAAAGATGGGTGTATTAACAGACAGTAATGAGAAAGCTGTTAAGGAATATGAAGATACTGGATGGAGATACCCCACTCAGGTACTGAAAATACAAAGGGATATTTTAACCAGTAATTATCATCCAACTCAAAAGCCTGTAGCATTGATGGAATTCTTTGTTAAGACTTTTACCAATGAAAGAGATACAGTTTTGGATTGTACGATGGGATCAGGATCTACAGGAGTAGCTTGTAAAAACTTAAATAGAAACTTCATAGGAATTGATAATGGATATTGTGAAAAAGAAAAGTCGGAATTCTTTAATTGGAAATGGGTAGATGTAGCAAAATATAGGATTGAGAATGAGGGAATGGATGGGTAAGTACCGAAGAAGTAAAATAAGTTTAGATGACGAAATGAATTCAGCCATAGGAACAATCATCAGCACCAAATTCTGTAGGGATTTCCAACTTTTGATAGGAGAAGACCTAAATCTCCTGAAATCCAAATATTTAAGAATTATCATAGGATGGACGTTAGATTACCACCGTAAATACAGTGTTGCACCCAATGAATCTATCATGGATATCTTTAAAGCAGAGAGTAAGAATATCCAAAGTGAAGAAGATGTTGAGCTTATTGAATCTACTTTAGAAAATATTAATGCCAAATATATTGAGGATAAAACCAAATTTGATGGAGACTATATTTTCCATCAAGTAGAAGATTACATTAAGGGCAGGAGCCTAACAGAAAATGCTGATAAAGTAAAAGGGTTGGTTTCTCTGGGGAAAATTGCAGAGGCTGAGAAGGAACAGAAGCGTTATGTGAGGAAAGAGAAAAATGGTTCTAAGGGTATTAATGTATTTAAAGACAGGAATGCTCTTAATGATCTTTTTACTCAAAAGTCATCCTTATTTAAAATACCCGGAGCTTTAGGTGAGTTAGTTCCCGAAATAGCACCAGCAGATTTCTTCATGATAGGTGGGAATTCAAAACGTGGAAAAAGTTTTTACAGTATGCAGTTAGCTATGTATGCAATGCAGGCAGGCTTGAATGTTGCTTATTTTAGTTTAGAAATGGGGTGGGACTTGTTTGGGAAACGATTAGCCCAATTTGTAAGTGGTCAAACATTTAAAAAAATCACTAAAGAAAAATATACACCTGAGTTTGACAAACGTGGTAATATACAGTACGAAAAACACAAGATTAAGCAATTAACACCCAAAAGAGCTGAAAGAGTTTGGAGATTATTTGATAGACAATGCAAGCCGGGACAATTTCTTTTTTTTGATACCATTACTGGAGGATCAAGTATTGATGCTATGAAGACTACTATAATTAATGCATCACAAAATGATGGGATTGACTTAGATGTAATTGTAATTGATCAGCTTTCTCTTATTTCAGGCGCTAAAGGAAAAGAAAAACGAAATCAATAAGACGATACGGCTACCAGAAAAAAAAGAAAGAAATGTGAAGAGATGAAATTAATGGTATTAGCTCCAATTCAGTTCGCAAAATCTGGACTTAAGACGGGCGGTTCAGAGGAGACAATCGCAGAATCTTATTCTCTTTTCCATCACGCTTCATTGCTGCTTTCTCTTAATCAAACTAATGAGGAAAAAGAAAGAGGTATAATGAGAATATCTGCGAGTGGTAGAAATGAAGAATATTTTGGTGAGGTCGTAACACTGCAAAATTTCCTATTTGGAAGGGCAATAATTGATTCAAGGTGGAAAAAAGATATACCAAACTATTCTACCGTAATTTGTGATAATAATTATGACGAGGAAGACATTGCAGATTTGGAAGATTTGTGAGTTATTTCAATTTTTCCTATTGACAGTATTTACAACACCAAAGGAACTCGCAAGATGGTTGGAAGACAATAATGCTTCTTCTTTTGGAAGTAGTACCACAACATACGATGAGTGGTTAAAATTTATTGAAAAAGGATAAAAGATAAAGGAAAAAATATGAGTAAGAAGATAGATTTACATACAGAAATAATGAATATACGAATTGATAAGAATAAAATGGGTGGTTCTATTGGATTGAAAAATAAAGAAGTAATTTACAAAGAAGGGCATAGGGATGTAAGACACGGAGCTGCTGAGTTGCCACTTAAAGCAGAAATGTACACTACAAAACTTGAGGAAAAGCTCAGAGTTGCTGAGAAAACAATAAAAAGTATTAAATCATTTTTCCCATGTGTAGAAGGTGATTATGATGTAAAAAGTTTAAGCAATGTTATAGTTAAACTGTCTGACAAAGCTCTCAACCAAATTAAAGGAGAATAAAATGAAAGAACAATCAACATTAGAAACGCTAATACAAGAGGCACAACAAGCATACTATAAAAATAGCAAGCCCATAATGTCTGATGCAGAATTTGATAAATTGTGGGATGAGCTTCAAAATAAATACCCAGATTCATCTGTATTGTTGAAGATAGGGAATGATGTTGTATCTAATTGGCCTAAAGCAGATCATCTGCTAATGATGGGATCACAGCATAAAGCAACTACAGAAACAGAAATAAGAAATTGGGTTCGATTAAATAATATTGAATTCCCAATTATGGTGCAGCATAAATTAGATGGGATTTCGCTGGAAGTGATTTATAATAAAGGAAAGCTTACTAAATCCATTACGAGGGGAACGGGAATTTTGGGAGATTTAGTCACCCCTAATGCTATAAATATTAATGGTATTCCTTCTACAATCCAATCTAAAGATCTGATTTCTATTAGAGGAGAAGTATGTCTACCCCAGCATATATTTAGAGAAAAGTTTTCTGAAGATTATGAAAACCCAAGAAACTTAGCTTCAGGTTTTGTAAAGAAACACAATAGTGTTAATTGTAAATATTTGGAGTTTATTGCATATGACACTTCTATGGGAGACAGTGGTGATATGATTACTAATAAGGGAATTAATAATTTCTTAGAATATGAAGGATTTAATCAACCTCAGACATATTTCTGTAATTCTATTGAAGAGTTTATACCAATTTCTGAAAATGTTTTAGATACAAGATCCTCTTTAAATCTCCAGATTGATGGGCTTGTATTAAAATCTAATAAGATCGATATAAACGATAGGAAAAAGGATAGACCAAAAAAACAGATTGCATGGAAGTTTCCAGCAACAGAAACGACTACAACCTTAGAAGGGGTGGAGTGGCAAATTTCAGGAGAAACACTTACTCCTGTAGCACAATTAAAATCCGTTTTTATTGATGGTAGCAATGTCGCAAAAGCCTCTTTAGTAAATATAGCTGAAATAAATAGATTAGATATAGCTATTGGAGATACAGTTGTGATTTGCAAACGCAACGATATAATTCCGAAAGTAGAAAGAGTACATGAAAGAAATGAGCGTAGAATAGCTATCGAGACACCAGAGGAATGTCCAGTTTGCGGTGGGACAGTAGAAATGGATGCAAGTACCAGATTGTATTGTAAGTCGCCCCTGTGCACAGCTAAAACTGTACAGCGAATAAATAAATGGATAGAACATCTTGATGTGTATGGGTTTGGTAAGGAAATGGTGGTAAGATTAGTAGAGCAGGAAATTGTGATGGAAATTGCAGATCTCTATCTTCCTGATTTTAAAGAGATCGCATTAGAACTGACAAATTTAAAAAGAGCTACCGAAAAAGCACTAGATGAATTATACAAAGTTAAAGAGATTCCTTTAGAGAAATTCATTGCGGGATTTAATATCCGAGCATTTGGAGAACGTCATACAAAAAAACTTATTGGTGCAGGATTTACGACATTGCAGGATATAAGGAATATTACAAAAGAAGAGTTCATTCAGATTGATGGTTTGGGTTCTAAACTTTACAATGTATTTTCAGAACATATGGAATCTTTAAAGCAGGAAATGGATAATGTTCTTCAGTATATCAATATAAAAGAAGTAAAAATATCTAATGTGAAATTACAAGGTATATCTTTTGTAATTACTGGGAAACTACATTCTGGTAGTAGGAAAGATATTCAAGAGAGTATCGAACTACTGGGAGGAAAAGTAGGATCTGCTGTGAATAGTAAAACAGATTACTTAGTTAATAATGATAAGCTTAGTAATTCATCTAAAAATAAGAAAGCAAAAGAATTAGGTGTGGAAATAATTTCAGAAGAACAGCTTTTGGAAATGATTGGATAAGGAGAACTAATAATATGAGAAAACCAATAAAAATCAAAATAGTACACACTCCTTTAAGAAAAGAAATTTGTGAGCCTAAAGAAGTTAGAAAATTAGAATCAGATTATGAAGAACTTGAGAAGAAGTTTGAGCTTGCTATTGTTTTGATACAGTATTGTATTGGGAGAATTGAAGAAAACGGAGAAGGGACATATGGGATACGTGAAACTCTCAAAGATGACCTACTAAAAGGAGGATTAGAATGAGAGAAAATGAGACATGGGATGAATTTATGGATCGTGCAAAAAAGAATGGTGTATCTCCAACAATGCAGGAAGAGATAGACAAAGACGAGGAGAATCAGAATGGGAGTAAATAACGACAATCCATGTCCAATATGTGGCAATATATATTCAGATTATGCAGGAGATAGTATTTTTATCTGTAGGGGATGTGAAAACATTTTTAATAATGCAATTCAAAAATGGGAAATGACCAAACCCGTAATAATTGAATCCTTCTCAGGTAGGACATACACACAGTCGGAAAAATCAATTGATGCCGGAAAACCCAATTACACTGGTGAGATAACTAATGTAGATTTTGTGAATGATATTATCAAAAAATATCAGGCAGAGATCACCAATATTAAAGAGTGGAATATTAAAATAGTTGCTAAGAAACAGGAAGGGATTGAATCTCTAAAAGACCAGTTAAATTGGATTTAAGCATCAGCAGATCAATATGAGGAATATTTTCAAGAGTTGAAGAATACAATAAATAATTCATTAGTAGAATTAGCAGTTAAATACACTCGTATTGAAGAACTTGAGCATAAAATAGAATGTTATGAAAAGGAGAAATAATTTGGCAATAACTGATGGGATTCACAGAACACCCAAAACTGAAAGGAAAACAAAGTGGATCATTATGGGGAAATATAAAGGGATAGTAGATGCACATGGTAGACAGTGTGCTTATTGTGGTGATTATAAGTTATGGGAACATTTTCATAAAGACAAGACCTCAACAACTGTTAAAATCTAGTGATAATGGGACAAAAGGAACAACATTACCAGAAAATGCCGAAACGTTATATGATGAAATCACGGAAGTAGTCTTAAAAGATCACCCTGAATTAGAGCACTTAGATAAATCTTATAAGACTTGGTATAATAATATTATTAAAAAGAAAAGAAAAATACTTGACAATCTCTAAAAATTATATTAGTATCACATTCAATAAATAAAAGGAGGAATAATGGGAAAAGCATACGCAAATAGAAAATCAGCATCAGAAAGACCGGGCGGTGATCTATACCACACACCCAAATCCCTAACAACAGAACTTTTAAAAGTAGAAAAAGTAAATAATGTATGGGAACCTGCAAGTGGGTATGGTGCAATTACTGATGTATTTAAAGAACACAATATAGAGTATAGAGCAACAGATATTCTCACCGGAACTAATTTTCTTAAGACAACAGAAAAACACAATGGTGATATTATGACAAATCCCCCATTTTCTTTGTGGGATAAATTTGTAAGTAAA